GGACTGATGCTGACCCTGATACTTATGTAGATGACGATACTTATTTAACGAAGATTTTACTTCCTTCCGAATATGTATATTTTCCTGATATTAGAGGATTGGAATTTTCCAATGCTAATTCAGGTGCTTATGCTGATACTCTTGACAATGTTACACCTGCTTCCGCAGGGAAAGTAGATAGTGGTGCTGATATAGATGAGGCAGGAGCATTTGCTGCAGGCGATACAACTTTAACGGTTACAGATGGTGATTATTTTAAGGTAAATGATTATATAAGAATCGAAGATGAAATCTTAAAAGTTACAGCAGTAGATGATGAGAATTTGACAGTTCAAAGAGGGAAGTTCGGTTCAACTGATGCTGAACACGCAGATAGCACTGATATTTATTTTTTCCATTACAACTCATTATACGATTACGATAAATATACAACTGTTCAAACTGATGGTGCAGGTAATTTTTCAGCACAAAACTTTTTTGGATATGGGCGAACTTCTGACGATGTAGCAAGTGGATTAGTTGCAGGGTCGGTAGCGGTTAAGTTTTACAATCAAGGTTATCAAGAATTTGGGCTTACAGGAACTACAAGCTCCACAGATACAGAATTAACAGCTTCTACTGATTATCAATTAGGAATAAATGTTGATGATGATGGAGTTACAAATATAGCATTTACAACTGACTCGTCTAATACTAATTGGGGTGGAACTAACGGAGTAATTACTAAAATCCAAGATGCTATTGATGATGCAGATTTAGATTGTGTTATTGGAATGGTAGGTGGTGATGTTAAGGTTACTTCTGATAGTCATTTATCCACAGGTTCTATTGTTTTAGCTAACGGTAGTGGTGGTGATACTGATATTTGGGGTGAGGGTGAAATTCCTGCTTTGGCTGATTTACAAGCCAGCGTGGATGCTGAATTACCTGATGATACTATTACCAATAAAAAGACAAACACTACATCACCAAATACAGGCGTTTTTCTTGTGGACGGTGGCAATGGCACACTTACAAGGGGAAACGGCGGTAGTGGCACGATTAACTACGAAACAGGTGCTATTACAATGAGTGGTTGTCCTGTTAATGCTGAATTTGTTTTGAGTTGTGCGTATGACTCAGCACATTCAGGAGGCTTAACCACAGAGACAACAACCACTAATCATTTAATAAGTATTTGGGGTAGAAGTGTAAATAACAAGATTAACGGTAAAATTAGAGTTTTAGGTTTTAATTAGGGGGTTGTTATGATTTACGCTACACATAGAGAAGTGAAAGATGTTGCACCCTTTATTGATGAATACGATAGTAAGACTTCGATATATGGCTGGGCTGTTGAGGATGGTTCTCAATACAAGGCGGATAATAGTGGATTGGTAACTCAGTTATTTGCTAATGGTGAGGATTTAGGTTCAGCACAAGCGGATTTAGATTCGGTAGATGCTAATGGAGAATGGTATTACGATTCAGATATAGATACGGTGTATTATTACAATGATGCAACTAATCCTGCTGATATGAATATGGAGTCAGGAGAAGAATTTACTACTCTTGTAACTCGATTTAGAACTAATGCGTCTAAATATCTCAATTCGAGATTAGATGCTAAACTCCCAAGAGAACAATTTAAGAAGCCTGATGGAACTTATGATTATATAATTGTGAGAACTACTGCTTTATTGACTGCTGTTTTTCTTGTTAGGTCAAAAGACCCTACCAATGAATTAGCAAATGCAATGTTTACTGAGGCTAACGAGAATATTGAAAAATTAAACGATGGCACGATTAAACTATCTTGGCAAACTTCAGGAGATTCTTCTGAGGGTGTAATTAGAGATGTTTCCGTTAGTGGTGATTTAAATATAGTGGAAACACGAGGCAATTATACAGGGACTTATGACCGTATAAAGGTATGGATTTCCACAGCAGGAGCTATTGGATCAGGCAAGTATTCGGTAAATGTCAAAGATGGTGATGGGTTAAAGCAATCCACAGTAGTAGATGATGAACTTATTACAGGTGATTATCAGAGTTTATCGGGTGGTTTATCGATAAGGTTTGAGGGTGATTTAGATGAGTCTGCTGGTGTAGAAGACGATGAGTGGGAAATAGAAGTCAAAGGACAAGAAGAGTGGGTAGATAATTCACCCACTAAAAGCGTAAGGATTACTCGTCGTGGTTAGTTTTACCAATAATTGGAAGAATATACTCGATAAATTGAAAAGCGTCTTACGAGGCGAATTTGGGGCTACTTTACCTGTATTTGTGGGCGAAGAAGTGAATGGAACACAATTTTTACGCTTAACCCCTAAAGGTTCTGATTTAGTTGAGTTTAATGTTACCAGCGAAACAAGAGAATTTACTATTAATATGTTTTATGTGTTTTCAGGTGCAAATGTAAAAAAAGATGCACTTGACCATATTTTAAGAATTGTATCAAGGGTAGAGGCATTGGTTCACGATAATATATCAATGACTTTAGCAGATTCATCAAAGGCATTTAATTGCAGAATGGAATCTGCTGACCTTAATACAGGTGAAGAAGAGGGTGTTTATGTAGTATCTTGGGTATATAAATGCCAACATTTAGGCAATACAGGAGGTTAAGATGAAAATCAAACTTAAAAAGAAGGCAAAATTGCCTAATGCTTGGAAGCAATATGGCATCAGTTTTGAAGATTGGCAAGATTTGCAAGACGGTAAAAAGATAGAAGTAAAATCTATTCCTGATTTAGAGGGAATAGAAGTATTTAAAACTAAAGAAAAAGGAGATAAGTGATGGCAAAAGTAGCACACGCATTTTCACCAAAAGAATGGAAAGTTGGGATTGTATCTGATGCCACTAACGCAGGGGCATCGGGTATCGGAGAAACTATGAATCAATTAGATGTGGATTCAATTGGGTTTCCATCATTAAATGTAACCCAAAAGTTAGATGTAAGAAGTGGAGTAGGAAGAACTTTCAAGGATGAAGATTTTTTCCAAGATAATATTTTACGAGCATCTGAAATTTCATTATCAGGTACACTTCATAACGATACTGGGCATAAATTACTTGCACAGAATATTTGCAATGATGTTACAACTGATATTGCAGTAGCGAGTGGATTTAGTCCCGCTTCACAAAAGTATGGGGCAGCAATAACAAACGCAGCTTCATCTTTGACAGTTGTTTTCCAACCATCTGATATTACAAACCAAGTAGGGCTTGAGTTTTTTGGTTGTGTAGTAACTGCTTTCTCTATTAATGCAGAAACAAATACAGATGGTGGTCAATACAAATGGTCAGCCACTTTGCAAACAGGTATGAAACCTGATTTAGGCTCAATGGCAGAGCCAACTATAACTGCTTATACTAACACTGATATTCCTTTATTGTCAAGTTCAAGTGGTCATAAAGTCTTAAATGTCGATGTTATATTAAATTCATTCTCAGTTGCTTTAGAGAATCCCGCAGTATTCACAGGCGTGGCTTCTGGTGGGTATGAAGTTGTAAGTAGAGGTGCAGAGATGGCAGTTAGCGTTGAAGCACAAGTTAAATATGATGGCAATACAAAGGGGTTTATCAATAGTTTTGACACACAATCATCTGCACAATCAGGCGATATGTTTGTAATCACAAATAATAATGCTTTTGGTGTGAATGTGCAAAATGGTATTTTTACTAATGTTGCACTATCTGAAGGTGATATTATGATGCTTGATTGTTCTATTAAATCAGTTGATGATGGCACAGATGCTTTAGTAACATTTGATGTAAGTGCATAGGAGTAATATGAAAGAAATCAAACTCTCAACCAAACGAAAAATTAAACTCAAAGAAGTAAGTTTGGATACAAAGGATGAACTTCTTGATAGTGTAGAATATTCCCTCAATAAAAAGGGAGAAATTGAAAATATGAAAATGCCACAAACCACTATAACCAAATGGATAAGATTTGGAATTGGTGGTGGTGATTTTGATAACTACGAAGAAGTTAAGGGTATTCCAAAAGACGAAGTGCTATCACAACTTACTTTTGAAGAAAGAACAGAGATTTTCTTGGCGATGCAGAAATCTCTATTATTGGGGGAAGAGAAGCCCTCCGATTAGCCCTTAATGTTCACATTGACGGTTATTGCGGAGGGTGTAGGTTTCACGAATACCCTTATCGTGCATTAGTTCCTATCTCTGAATACGGAGAGAAGGAATTTACTTGTGATGAGGATGTTTGGGAAGTTATAGACCTTCTTATAGATGAAGTTAAAGGGAGTGAGTTTGATGTCGCTATGTCTATCAACGCACAACTCCCTTTCTTTGTATGTGGAAATTTCTTTTTAGATAGAGAATATCAAAGGGACATAGAGAGGTATATATACTGTGAGCAATTTGGAGTTCCACCTTACGAGGGTGATTACGGTTCACAGCCTGCTGTGTGGATAGAGAAAGCGTTTACCATTAAATCTGCATTAGCACAAAAACAAAAAAAAGAGGTAGATAATGCCAAACGAAACAATCACAATAAAATTTAAGCCCGAAGGTGATAGAGAGTTAATCCAGGCGATAAATTCCCTCGCTAAAGCACAAATGCAGTTAGGGGGCAAGGCAAAAATCCTAACTAAAGAGCAGGGCAAAAGTACCATTACAACACAACGAACAACAGGTGCTATGCACAAGTTGAGCATAAAACTTAAATCACTTGGTTCGGACTTCCAAAAAGCAGGAATTAGTGCTGGACTCCACAGCAAAGCATTAAAAGGAGATGAAGTAGCACTTGAAAAAGTAAAAATGGCTGTGAATAAGCACACCCGAGCATTACAGCGTAACAGAAAAACTATGATGGGGACTGTTCACGATACTCGTATTCTTGGCGGTTCATTTGCCGTTTTAAGGTCTAAATTGCTTATTGCTTCATTTGCAATAGCGATGTTTGAGAAAGCAATTATGAACCTTGTTAGGGCTTATGCAGACCAAGAACAAGCAGAATTAAGGGTTAAAAACGCTATCAGGGCAACAGGTATGGCGGCAGGAATGACTTTTAAGGAAATAAAGAAACTTGCTACCGAACTACAGAAAAATGGCGTTATAGGTGATGAAGTTAATCTAAAAATGGCTTCGTTAATGCTTACTTATGATAAGATTGGTTCAACAGTATTCCCAAGAGCAATGAAAGCAATGAATGATATGGCAGTTGCTCAATCTATGGGTATCCCTGCAGCAGAAGAATTAAAAACAGTTACTACAATGTTGGCGAAAGCACTACAAGAACCAGTCAAAGGATTGAACGCATTAAGGCGAGTTGGATTTAGTCTTTCTGAACAACAAAGACAACAAGTAGAAGAATTTGTAGCAGTTGGTAAGGTTGCGAAAGCACAAAATATAATTTTAGCAGCAGCAGAACGACAATATGGAGATTTAGCACAAGTAATTAAAGATTCTGCTATTGGTGCAACAGCACAACTATCTAACGCTTGGGGTGATGCAAAAGAATCCATAGGAGAGGTTTTGTCAGAGGTTATTTTACCAATGGTAAAAGCACTTAAAGAATTTGCAGAAACAATTACTCCTGAAAGAGTTAAGGCATACGGATCAGTAATTAGTGGCATATTGGTTGTTGCTATGGGGGCTTATGTAAATAAACTTAAACAAGCAGTAATATGGCAAACTCGGTTAGGGTGGGGGGCTGTTGCTACTGCGGTTGGATTTGTTGCAAGCGAAATGCTGATATTAAGTGGTATTTTTGACAACACTTCTGATAATATGGAAGATGCTAAATTAGAAGTACTTAGTTATACTCAATCATTATTAAAGATGGGAAGAGCCGATTTAGCAGAACAATTAGAAGAGCAAAACAGACGCATACAAGAAGCTACGATAGATGTGATTGATATTTCTAAAATAATGCAACAAGTTTCTGATATTGAAGATGTCTATGGAGATATGAATCTCTTTTCAGAAGAAAAACAAAATAAAACTATCAAGGACTTTAACAATATCATTGAATTGTTGAATAAAGCTACTGGTAAGGGATTAATTGACATTGAAGGTGTGATAGATAACGCAGGCAAGATTGACTTTGACAGTATAAAGGAAAAATTAATAGAATTAGCAGATGCGACAAGTGTGCTTACAGATGAAGAAGCTATTTCAAACGCTCAAGAAATGATTGACCAAATAAAATATTACCTTGAAATTCTTGACGCTGGGTTTGAAATAATGGATGATTTCAGCAATGCACAGGAGCAAGCAAACCAACTGTATAAAAAAACACCTGAAAGCCAAAAAGAAGCGATTGCGAGCAATATTCAAATGATAGAGGGTTTGATAAGAGCCGCAGAAACTACTGACAAGAATGCTGATGCATTGGAAAGGTATCGTATTATTTTGGCAATGCTTAAAAATGATTTGTTAAAATTTGAGGATTCACCTCTTGCAAAAGCATTAGAGATACCACAAGAACAAATAGATAAAATAAATCTTTTTTTAAGCAAAACTCTTGGTGGTATTAGTTCTGCAGTTCAAGGTTTTGCAGGTGCAGAAAAAACCAAAGCAGATTCTGCTAAAGCCGATGAATTAAGGGCGGCAGAAAACATTAAAAACGAAAGAAGACGACAATCAGAAATTGACCGTATAAATGATAAATACGACAAAAAAGCAGAAGGTAGAAAAAAGAAATATCAGAAGTGGATGATAGCAACTGCTGTTGCACAAGGTGCTTCCGCTATTTTAAATGTATGGTCTGAAAAGAGTATGTTACCTCAACCGTGGTCAACTATTTCTCGTGTTGCACTTACTGCTGGTGTGATAGGAACTACAACTCAACAAATCCAAACCATAAAAGCCCAAAAATTTGCACAAGGCGGACTTATCGGTGGTCGTTTACACGCTCAAGGAGGCACGCCAATAGAAGCTGAAAGAGGTGAATATGTTATGAGCCGTAGAGCAGTAGATGCGATTGGTGTAGAAACTATGAACAAAATCAATCAAGGTAATGCTGTGGGCAATGTAAATATCCAATTTACAGGTAATGTTATGAGCCAAGATTTTATTGAAGATGAGGCAATACCAATGATTAAAGAGGCAGTCCGTAGGGGTGCTGATATAGGAGTAGCATAATGTTACAGATGTCCGACAAATTTGAGAATGATACAGTAGGTAACAATCTTAGTCTATTTCCGTTAGTGGTGATTACATTTGCTGATTCGGGTGAAAAATTGTATATTTCAACGAACAATGTTTCTTTTGACGATAATTATTACAAACCTATTCTGTTGAATGTGCCGAATGTTAAAGAAAGCATTGATTTAGAAAACAGAAAATACAAGATAAGTAACGCTAATCTTTCGATAAACAATTTCCCTGTAAGTGGCGAGGTGTTTAGTGATAGTCTTTTAGATTCAAGTGGCAATTATATAATAAATGCAGAAGTTGATATATATTGGAAATCTCAATCTTGTGTTGTTTTGGATGATTGCTTGCATACATATCACGGAGTAGTTCGCAGAGTAAAGCACGATACAGATAAAGTTACATTAAGTGTCGAAGATTTATCCCAAAAAGAACTGCACAAAGATTTACCTTTAACTTACTTACCTGATGATGGTACAGTTTTAGATAAATATAAAAATAAACCTATTCCTATGGTGTATGGTGAAGTAGATAGAAGTCCTTGTGTGATAGCAATGCAAGAACAGACAAGTGAAGATGACCCTGTTTTTAAGACTTGCTATATTGATACTAAAAATTGCTTACAACTCCTTACAAGTTCAGAAAGCATTGGGATTTACACATTTGACAGGTCAGGGGTTTATGTTTATGATGAAGATTATCTGAATGTTAATTATTTATCTCAAAATGGGTTGAACAACTGGGATGAAAGCCCAACACATAATGAGTTATACTTTTCTATGTCAGGGAATAATGATATATCGCAAGGAGAAGTTGCATCTACCATTATACGAAAACAGCGAGGTATGTTTGAGCATGATGCAGACTATGGAACTCAATCTACTTGGACGGGTTGGGATGGGCATGTAAGTCAATTATATGACAATAATGCTAATACTTATATAGGATTTTCAGGGACGCAGTGGGACGATAACAACTCGTATGCAATATTTCACATGGGATTAGAGGAAACAAGTTGTTTTGGATATTGTGATACTTACGCAATTATTAAAGTGGTAAACGATGGTGGCAATTACTGGTTTCTTAATGCAACAGGAGATATCCCTTTAAAGGAAATTGACGGAGATGCAATTCCAAGAGCAAGTTTTGATAATTTTACAACAGGAACTCGATATGATTATCCATTAACATCGTGGACTTCGCCTTCACAGCAATCTCGTTTTTATTTAGGATGGGGAAAGATTTATGATGATTGGGGTTTTGATGACAATGAGTCTGTAAGTATAGACTTAAAATTTCATGAAGCACATATTTTTCATATACTATATACTGATAAATTATCAAATAAAGATTTTTATGCTAATGTTAAGGGTAGAGTAGGTGTAGCAAAATATACGGAGGATGTATATGAGTAGAATACCACCACCACCACCCGAGCCAACACTTGGGAATGTTTGGTTTAGTTCACCATTAGAGGGTGGATATTATTTAGACCCAGTTCCAATACATGTTCATTGGGAAGTTTATGAGGCCAGCGTGTATGCGAATAAATTGGAGTTATTCGTAAGCACAAATATTTCAGAATACGACTCATCCCATCGAATACTTGATATTAATATGTCTTCAGATACAACTGATTTTTCTTATGAATATGAGGTGGGTGCTGAGTTGGAGATTGAAGATGCTGAACAAGGTGATACTTTGTATATTATAGCCGTTCTTTCACTGTCAAATGGGATTCAGCTTGGTGGAACAGTTGGATATATTTGGGATGAAGAAGAAGAAATCGAACTAACAGCACCTGTTGCAGAGAACTTCGGGAATCATCAAATGCCATTATCAGGCTATATAGATTTATTTTCTAATGTTACATACCCTACAAATAATGCTGTATGGTCTATTGATTTAATAAATTCACCAACAAAAGGAACTTTAGAATTACAAGAGTCAGATATATCCCCAGACGAAGGGACTTACGAACATCTAATAGCTGTAAGATATACTGCGGATACTATTGATGAGAATCAATGGGTAGATGGTTTTTCTCTTCGTTTTTACGATGGAGAGAATGATATGTACTCAAATGTGATAACAGGAACAGTTTCGTGGTCGGGAGGCTATGAAGATAATCCCACCTCTACTCTTATTGAAAAACCATCAGATATTATTTATCATATTTTAGGTGAGGAGTTGGGCTACGATGGTACTGTCAATGGTGCTAAACTTCTTGAAGCACGAAATAACCACGCAGATTGGGAAATGGGCTTTACTGTTAATAAAAAGATTAACTCTAAAAAGCTAATTGAAGGTATTGCTAAAGAGAGTAGATTGTTGCCTTATTTTAAGAATACAGGTCAATTTTCGTTCAATACGATTAGAAATACTTATGCTCCAGATGATGTTACCCATACAATTAAGGATAGTGAAGTTGTTAGTTTTAGCTTTGACCGAACCAAGATAGAAGACATAAAAACAGGTGTTACTATTCACTATAAAAAAGATTACGCTACTGACGAATTTAAAAAACAATTACCGTTAATTATAGCAGAAGAAAGTTTAAGCACTTATTCACCTAATTATTATGGTATTACCGAAGGTCAAGGTGAAGACCCTATTGAGTTAGATTATATAAGAGATGAAAATACTGCTCTTTGTTTCCAGAAGTTTCTATTAGGTTGGTATGCTAACCAACATAACACCGTTAAGGTTAAACTACCATTAAGATATTTAAGTGTTGAAATAGGCGATGTAGTTGAATTTGATAGTCTTTTGGGTGGATTGAAAGCGTATGGAGAAGACTACACTTTTTCCAATAACAGAAATGGACAAGAGATATATCCTTATTGGTTAGTGTATGCAAGCAACAAGACTTTGGAATATGTAGAAATAGAGGCAATACAATTACACGACTTAACACTTGTTGAGGCAGTTACAGGTGGTGATTCAGATGATATTTCAGATAATTTGATTGGTATTGACAGTATGACTCACCAAAAGATTAACGCCACAGCACAAGACGGAAACCAAATACAAGTTAGCGATTTAATAGAGGCAATAAAAGATGAGCAAGATATTGAAATTGAACCCAATTAACAACCCTATTTTCTATTATGGAGATGGTGAGTTGAGAATTAAAGCAACAGGTTCTATTGCTGTGATAGAGGTGTTCTTTTTGGGGAAACCTGTGTTGGCTAAAAAAGTAGGTTGGAAGCACAAGATGGGAACTCGTAAACTCTTAATATGGAGTGAAGGCGAAGGAATTAGCCGTGAGCAGTTATTATTTAACTATGCAGGTTATTTTAAGCCGTTAAGAGTTAAGGTTTATGATTGGGAAGCAATATCTCAATCTGCGATAATAGTTCCTGAAAATATCCATCTTTGGGAGATGTTAGATACTAAATGGGAAGATTTAAGTAAGAATTGGGAAGATTTAAGTAGGGGGTATGCAGGATGAGTGAAACTTTGATAACAGGTGTTTATGGAAATGTAGGCACACCAAGATTTTACATGCTAAATACATTAGAACATTTATTGAGTGGAGTTGATGTTAGTATCAGCACAGCAATTCTCGGTGGAGACCAGCAACTTCGCAAGAGTGTTTTATATCCCGAAACTTGGTCGCAAAACAAAAGGTTTGATATATTGGAGCCGGGCATGAACCATTTAAGTTTTATAGTTAATTTCCCATCATCAACTTATGTTGAGCCTATGAATTATATGGCTGTTTTGGGTGAGCGATTTTTTATCAACTCAGGGAGTAATGTTAGTGATGACACAACAGGGGAAAACAGCGACGAGGGTCAAGCAGAAGAAAACGAAGGGACACCTCGCTCAACCGTTACCCATAATTGCGGAATAGGCGTATCTACTTATGATGAGGACAGTCAATACACATCTCCTCAGAATATAGAAAGCCTTGCGGGCTGGGGGGGAGAAGTAAATGGATCGTTTACGCCTGCTACTTATGGGGGCTTTGGTATATTAACATGGGATGCAAATACAGACCTGCATAATAAAATATACTTTTACTTGAAAGATGAGAATGAAAACTACTTTGAAGACTGGAGTGATCATATAGACTTTTCAGGATTAACTTTCGGGACTTATTATGAGATGCCATTTAGTCCTGATTTGGCGGTTAAAATGAGCTGGGAATATGATGGAGTTAAGACCACCACCACAAAAGGGGGTGCAACACTTTCTAACGCAATGTATCACAAACCACCTGATTTCGGGAGAGAGGGATATTTTGTAACTTATGGGGGTGCTGGGGAGAGCCAAAGGTCGGGTCGCAGAACTTGGGATTTAAGTTTTAATTATATTAGCGATGAAGATTTAGAGCCTACCACTTATTACACATATCAAACATTAAGAGAAAACGACGACTTTTACTCAAGAGTAATAAACCGATGTTGGGGTTCGCATATTCCATTCATTTTCCAACCTGATAAAAATAAACGAGATTTTGCTTTATGCAGATTTGACCAAGATTCTTTTGAAAGAACACAAGTTGCCCCTAAAGTATATAAAATCTCACTTAAAATAAGGGAAAGCTGGTAAATGGCTTCCAAATTCGCCATTTAACGAGGTTTTTTTAATTTCTGATACTAACCCCTGCTTTTTTATTTTCGTGGGTCTGGCAGTGCTATATTTAGCTCTATTGCTGAATAACGGATAATCTTCGTAATATAGTCATTAAACTCATCTAATTGTAGATTTTTGGTAGAATCTATCTGAAAATGGAATTTTAATGTTTTGTGCATTTCTTCTTTTGTGTATCCGAGTTCGTTGCCTAACATTTCCACTAAAATCCAATAATAATTGTTTTGTTGTGGTGAACGAGAGGGGGATGCTTTTTCTATGCGAATAATCACATCCCCATCAATCGTCAGGAGAAAATCTTTTAATGTTTCACGGTCAAGTGTGAGGTTGCCGTTTTTTACTTTACCTGCAAATTTCATCTCTTACCAATTTAAATGCTTCTTTCCAAGAATTAAATCTATACTTTTCTTCAAACTTTTGCCTGTTCCAATGAATCTCTGTGTGGTGTTCACGGCATAAAGGGATAGCTGAATAGTGTCGTGGAGTGGGTTTTTTCCGGTTCATCCCCATTCCTATTGCTTCTAAGTGGTGTGGTTCTGCTTGTTGCCCACATACAGAACAAGGTAGTTTCCTAATATAATTAAGATAATCGAGTGAGTTCATCCAAATAATTCTTTTTGTGCTAACCGTTTTTCTGCGATTTTTATGTATTCAGGATTTAGCTCAATACCAATCCATTTTCTGCT